TTAAAATATCAAACTATGTTAGATAGTGTACAAGGTCGTGGTCCTTGTTTAGCATTTTTACCTTTTTGTTCTTTACCAGAATTAGAGGGTTGTATAGTGACATGGGATTTTATGGAAACTATCCATAGTAGAAGTTATACATATATTATAAAAAATTTATATTCTAATCCTAGTGATGTATTTGATACAATCATTAAAGACGAGAAGATAGAAAAGAGAGCTCAATCTGTAACACAATATTATGATGATTTAATCTTAGCAGGTCATAAATGGCATTTAGATAAATCAAAAGTTGATGAGTATGAACTAAAGAAAAAATTATGGAAAGCATTAATCACAGTAAATATATTAGAAGGTTTAAGATTTTATGTATCATTTGCTTGTAGTTTTGCTTTTGGTGAACTTAAATTATTAGAGGGATCAGCAAAGATTATTTCGTTTATCGCAAGAGACGAAAGTCAGCACTTAGCAGTTTCACAAAGAATTATAAACAATTATAGAGATAATGAAAAAGATAAGGTTATGGATAAAGTGATTAAAGATACTGATAAAGAAGTTTATGCAATGTATGATGAGGCAGTACAAGAAGAAAAAAGATGGGCAACTTATCTTTTCTCTAAAGGTTCTATGATAGGTTTATCGGAAAAATTATTACATCAATTTGTAGAGTACATGGCTAATAGAAGAATGAAAGCTATTGGTTTAACACCAGCGTATGAACAAAAATCTAATCCACTACCTTGGATAGATCATTGGTTAAATAGTAAAGGCACACAAAATGCTCCGCAAGAAACAGAAATAGAAAGTTATGTTATTGGTGGAATAAAACAAGATGTTAAGAAAGATCAATTTAAAAAATTTAAACTGTAATGGAAAAAGTAGTTAAGAAGTGCTCAAACTGCACTACTAAATATACCATAGTATGGGACGAAGAAGAACAGGACCTAGATCCTTTAACTTGTCCGTTCTGTGGATATGAAGTAGAATCAGAGGAAGATAGTGAGCATGAAATACCAGAAGAAGCAACGGACGATAGTTGGAATTGATTATAGTTTAAATAGTCCTGCTATTTGTATAGCAGATAATAGTTTTGATTTTAATAAATGTTCTTTTCACTTTCTAACAAGTAAAAAGAAACATATTGGTAATTTTGGTAAAAATATATTTGGTTATGAACATAAAGAATACAAAACTCCTATTGAAAGATTCACAAATATTTCCACTTGGGCTCTGGATATTATTCACAATCATAAAAAAGATACGGCAAAAGTTTTTATTGAAGGCTATTCGTTTGGCTCTAAAGGTCAAGCAGTATTTCAAATCGCTGAGAACTGCGGTATACTTAAATATAGATTACAGATGTCACCCACTATATTATATGATACAATTGTGCCAAGTGTTGTTAAGAAGCATGCGTCAGGTAAAGGAAACGCAGACAAACAATTAATGTATAATAGTTTTCTAAATCATACTGGTGCTGATTTATTGAAAGCTTTTGATATGGGTAAGTTAAATAATCCTGTGACAGATATTGTAGATAGTTATTATATAGCAAAAGTTGGTTATGAAAATTTTGAAAGCAAAAAATAAAGTAGAAGGTTGTGAAACCTTAGTTGCTGATTTAGAAAAATTAGACTTTGGTCATTGTTCAATAGATGGACCAGGTTTTATTAAACTATATAATAGTATAGGTGACAAAATGAATTGGCCTTTAATATTAATGAATGGTCGATTAAGATATGGAAACAAAAGACTAACGTATGCCAAGATGCTTGGTTATACACACATTGAAGTTGTTAATGTAAATGATGATAAGGAGTTAGAACGAGTTAGAGTTATGACTTGTTGGAAAAGATTATGAAGAAGGCGATTATAACTGGTATAACAGGACAAGATGGTGGTTATCTAGCGAAACTACTATTAGATAAAGGATACAAGGTCTACGGCGCTCAGAGACGTAATACGGGTAAAAGATACTGGCGTTTAGATGAATTAGGTATTAGAGACGATATAGAGATAGTTGACATAGATTTAACTGAACCATATAATATATCAAAACTATTAGATAAAATACAACCAGACGAGTTTTATAATCTTGCGGCACAATCATTTGTTGCATTATCATTTGAACAACCACAGGTGACAACACTAACAAATGCCAATGGTGTTTTAAATATACTTGACGCCATAAGACATAATCACCCTAAAGTAAAATTTTATCAAGCATCAACGAGTGAAATGTTTGGTAAAGTTTTAGAGACACCACAAAGAGAGACTACAAGATTTTGGCCTAGGTCACCATATGGCTGCGCCAAGGCTTATGCTCATCATCTAACAGTAAATTATAGAGAGAGTTATAATCTACATTTAAATTGTGGTATTTTATTTAACCATGAAAGTCCTATGAGAGGTGAAGAATTTGTCACTAGAAAAATTACAAAAGGTTTAGTACAATGGTTAAAGAATGGTAAACCTTTAGAGCTAGGTAATTTAGATTCTAAAAGAGATTGGGGTCACGCAGAAGATTATGTTGAAGCAATGTGGTTAATGCTACAAGAAGATATACCAGATGATTATGTAATAGCAACTGGTAAGACACATACAATAAAAGATTTTATAACAAAGTGTTTAGATAAGTTAGAAATTAGTTACTTCAATGAGGGTGATGAGTTTAGAGATAATCACGGTAATTATTTAATTAAAACTAATCCAAAATTTGTTAGACCAGCAGAAGTAGATTTACTAATAGGTGACCCTATGAAAGCAAGAGAAAAACTATTATGGAAACCTAAACACGATTTAGATAGTTTAATTGAAGATATGATACAAGCAGACTTAAAGAGATATGGCAAATAAATTAATTTGGACAGACGAAGATAAGTTTTTCATAACAACTTTTAATAAAAGATTGTATAATGATTACGCTTATAAGTTTTTACAAACATATGCTGAAACAAAACAAACAATCAAAATGATTTGTTATGTAGAAGAAGATTATCAATATCCAAATTATACTGGTGTAACTTATGTCAACTTACCACAAGAAATGCCAGAATTAGTTGCGTTTAAAAAAAGACATAAAGATAAGATATGGCATGACGATAGTGACTTCTTACAAAACGCTGTTAGATTTTCTCATAAAGTATTCGCACAATATCATGCAAGTAAATTAGGTAAAAAATTTATGTGGTTAGATGCAGACAATATTTTTATGAAACAGTTTCCTGATAATTACATGGACACATTTATACCTGATGATGTTTTTGTTACTTTCTATGGTAGAGATCACTATACAGAATGTGGTGTTATTGGTTTTAATTGTAAAGATAAAGATAGTAAACAATTCTTTGATTTATATTTAAGTCACTACACAGAAGATAAGATATATAATATGGTAAACAAAACAGATTGCCATGCATTTGATAATACTAGAAATATGATTAAACCAAAAGAAAGAAATAAGAATGATGGACATGGTGGTCACATAATTGCTAGAGATAAAGAAATTAACCCTTACATAGATCATAAAAAGGGTAAAAGAAAATACAAGGACAATAGTCCAGAATGGGTGAGGCAGACAAATGAAAGCAGGTAAGATATGGGGTCAAACTGAATTGATCCACGCAAATGGTGTATTAGAGTTTCATAGAATAGAATATAAAAAGAATGTGGCTTGTTCAGTACACAAACACGAATTTAAATGGAATGGTTTTTTTGTAGAATCAGGTAAGATGATGGTTAAGGTGTGGCAGAATGATTATGATTTAGTTGATGAAACAATATTGAATGCTGGTGATTTTATGAGAGTAAAACCTGGTGTGTATCATCAATTCATAGGACTAGAAGATGGCGTAGCGTTTGAACTTTATTGGGCTGAGTTTGACCACAATGATATTAAAAGAAAGTCTGTAGGGCAGAAAGTAAATCAATGATTAATATTTTTATAGGATATGATAGAAACGAACAGATAGCATACCATGTTCTA